GCTATGACGGCGGCGTGTTCAACGCGCCCGCGTCGCCCGAGCCAGCTTCGCCTAGCGCCGCGGCGGTGTTAGCACGTCGCGACACGCTGCTCGCGCAAGCAGCGCTGCGCGTCGCGCCGCTCGAAGACGCCATCGATCTGGACCTGGAGACGCCCGAGGACATCGAGGCGCTCACGGCCTGGAAGCAGTACCGTGTGGAGCTCAGCCGCATCGAGCAGCAGGCGAGCTTCCCGGACGCAATCGAATGGCCGGTCGCGCCAACATGAAAATCGACTTCGATGAGTGGTATGCCGGCATCGCGCAGGCCGCGCTCGCCTTCTTCGGCGGGCTCATCGGGGCTCTGATGCGCCGCGAGGTGTCCAGCTGGCAGACCGCCCTCCTGGCGGCTTGTGGCGCGGGCTTCGTGGGCTTCCTGGTGGCCAAGTTCTGCCGCGCGACAGGCGTCAGCGAGGATCTGACCTACGCCTTCGTGGGCGTGTCGGGCTGGCTCGGTGCCGCGCGCACCATCGACTACCTCGAAAAGCTCATCGAAGCACGCCTAGGCGCGCGGTTTCCTCGTCGCACGACTGATACGCCTTCTAACACGCCGGCATTGCCGGACAGTGCTAAGGTGGAAACCCTACCCGACGACAAGAAAGAGACCCCCCAATGAGCGTCGACACGCAACGCAATTTGGCCGGCTTCCTGCTGGTCCTCACGCTGGCGAACCTGTTCGCCTCGGGTGCCATCTTCTTCACCACCCGCAACTTGCGCGCTGACGCCCACGCGCAGCTTGAACAAGTCTCGAAGACCGTCGAGCGCCTGGACGATGCCGTCACGCGCCTGTGCGACAAGTCGGCCGGGGTCTGCGCGCCGCCGGTCACGATGCAGCCAGCGCGGCCCTGAATCTCAGGCCGCCGCGAGCAGGTTGCGCGCGATGGTCGTCTCGACCACATCGTAATCCGTCACAAGCTGGCCCATGAAAGGGTGTGTTGCCACGTAGCGCAGGTTCACCAGATCGCCCGCGCTGTTGTAGGTGCGCAGGATGTCGGTCACGGTGCAGGTGTCCTTGCGCTTGCCCGACGAAAGAAACGTGGTACCAACGTTGAAGCGGGCGGTGCGGGCGGTAGTCATTTCAGTCTTTCAGGTTGCGTTGTCGATGGCTCGATTCTAAACGCAATCTTTCAGGAATGTCAATAACCCTACTATTTGTTGGGTTGTTCCGCAATCTTGCGCAGCGCGTCGCCTGAGCGCTTTGAGCCGGCCGAACTGCCGAGCCAGTAGTTTGCTACCTGGGTGAAGCTCACTGTCAGCGCACCGAACAGCACGTTCAGCAGGTTGGCCGTGCGCTCGTCCCAGTTGCGCTCCACCAGGAACAGCATGTAGACGCAGGTGAAGAAGCCGCCCACGATAAGCGCGCTGATAACCACCGGCGCCCACGAGATGCCGCTGCCGGCCTGCGCGAGCGCTACGGTCTGCTTGCGCGCGCTGTCGGTGTCGGCCAGATAGGCTGCATCGCTCGCCTGGTCGATACGGGCCATTTCGACCTGCATCGACATCTCGGCTTCCTTCAGCGCGCGGATCTGGTCGCCCGTGAGCGTGCCCGCGGCGAGCGCCGTGGCCAGATCAGCCTCGGAGGCGTTCGGGTTGCCGAACACCTTGTCGGCGATGACCTTTACGGCCGCGCCCGCCAGCGGACCGCCAAGGGCTGCCGCAAGCCCTGGCGCCACGGCGCCGATCGTTGCTTTCCAGTCGAAGTCGGGCATGTTCAATCCTTGAGTGCGAGCAGGTTTGCGGCCACGCGCCGGGCCCAGCCCTTGCCGAAGGTCGGCCAGGTGCCGAGGTCGGTGTAGAACTGCAGGCGGTAGCCGTTGAAGCGTGCCGCCAGCTGTGAGCCGGCCGCACGCGCCGCGGCAACGGTCTGCGCGCCGATCACGCCATCTGGGTTCGCACCCGCTGCGCGCTGGAGCCACTTCGCGGATTGGCTCACACCGTGGTTCACCGCGGCGTCAAACACATCGAAACGTACGCTATCGGGCAGCTCGTCAGCGCGCGCGGGCGCCCAATAGTCGCGTCGGTAGATGGCCTTTGCACCGTCCTGCGTCAGCGCCTTGATGTCGACGTTCGGATAGGCGCGTTTGCTGATGCCCCAGTTCGTTTCGCCGCCCGGGTCGCGCGGGTCGTTCACGTAGCCGCCCTCGTGGCCGAGCAGGCGTTCAAAGGCAAGATCGAAATTCATTCTGGCATCTCCTGGATGAGCATCTCGACGCGACCCGCGTCGCAGGGCGCGCCGCGCGCGATCAGCATCATGTCGATCTGGCTGTCGTCGACCCAGACGCGCTGTTTCGTCAGGCCGTCGCACAGGATTTTCTCACGGTTCGCGATGTCGTGAGCGCGGTTCTTCAGGCCCGCCGGTGGGCACATGAGCATCGTCACGAACAGACGGCCGCGCAGCGGGTCGACAGGCCCCACCGGCAACGCGTTAGCCAACTTCACGCCGTACTTGCGCGCCGACTCTGACAGCACGATGCGCCCAAGGATGGCGCGCCAGATCCGATTGACCGATGGCGGCCATGGAAGGACTAGTGCGAGCGAGCGTGTAGGGTGGGTGCGGGTCATATGAGAAAAGCCCACCAGCGGGCGGCTGGTGGGCTTCCTGAGGCTTCTAGTAGCCGATGTCGTCGTGGTCTACCCAATCAGCGAACGCGTCAACGTCGATGAAAGGCGCTGCGCGCGTCGCCGTTTCGTTCACGCGGCCTGCGCGAAAGGGTTCGCAGCTGCACCCGCAGCGGCGAACGGATTGGCCGCAGGTGCTGCAGCGGGAGCCGCGGCCGGCGCGGGTGCAGCACCTGCGAACGGATTGGCCGCGCCAGCTGCGGGGGCGCCAGCCTGCGCGAACTTCTCGAAGGCGTTCACCATGGCGCCATTGCCGATGGCCAGGCGCTCGCCGTCCTCGACAGCCATGATGCCGTCGATGTTGAACGAGACGCCCTTTCCGCCCGTGGGGTGATCCCACGGGAAGGTGCTCAGCGCGGCGCGCACGCGCTTGCCGGCATAGAACTGCGTGCGGATGGCCGCGGCGTCCTCGGGCTTGTCCTGCACCAGTTGCTTGCCCGACACGTCGGCCACGTAGGGCGCGTACTGCGTCGAGGCGCGCACGATGAGCCAGTCGCCGGGAATGCCGACGATGGGCTTCTTCGTCGACGCGTTGGGCTTCACATTGACCTGGATGTCCGGGCCCAGCGTGCGCGCGGCCGAACAGAGTGCGTGCAGTGCGGCGCCGGCGGCCGGCGGGAAGGCGATCACAGCGTAGAACTCGGGGCCGCGTGTCGGCTTGAGTTTGTTCACCTGGGCGGTGGCAAGGGCCGAGCTGGTCAGGATGGCGATGTGGTCAATCAGGTTGTTAGACATTTCAGTAAGTTTCCGTTTAGGTTGAGATTTAGCGCCGCAGATCGGCGCCGGGGTCATTGTGCGTTGAGGTTAATTCAGTGTCAAGGGCCTTTCGCGTAATTCTTGAACATTGTCGCGATGGCGCTCGGCGACTGCACGTCCACCACCTGGATCGAGCGCGACGGCGCGCTGCGCTTCACGAGCTCGGCGTGGAACTCGACCGGCAGCACGGGCAGCGCATTGGAGATGGCCACGGGCTGCAGCAGGTCCAGGCGATTCATGGCCAGGAGGGTCTCGGCCGCGGCCTTCGGGTCTTTCCACATCTGGCGCCCCTGTGTCTCCTTGATCCGCAGATTCTTGTGGCCCGCCTTCACGAGCTGCTCGATGCGTTCCTCGACGTCCTCCCAGAACGCCTTGAAAGCCGTACGCGCGGCGAACAGCTGCACGATGTCGTCCTCGGGCATGTCGAGCAGGTTCTTCTCGCCAGCGTAGGCGGCCAGGGCCGTCGACAGCGAGCTGTGCAGCGCCGGGCACTTGGGCTTGCCCTTGCAGTAGCGGCAGTGATCGCCGGGCACCGGCGCGCCGGGATTCGCGACGGCGGCCACCTCGCGGACCAGCTTGGCGCGCTCGATCTCGCCGGACC